AGACGTGTCGATGCAGAAGTGCAGCCAGGTCGGCGCCTCGGAAATCTGGATTCGGATGATGCTGGCGATGATGGCGATCGCCAAGAAAATTACGATTATCTACATCATGCCGACCTCGGCCTTGGCCAAGCGCTTCGCCCAGGGGAGGATCAACCCGGTGCTGACCGACTCCCGCACCCTGTCCGCGATGGTCGACAAGGACCTGAACAACAACGAACAAAAACGCATCGGTCGTTCGCTTCTGTACATCAGCGGCACCTTCGGCAGCGTGTCGGCGATTTCGGTACCGGCGCAGGCGCTGTTCCGTGACGAAGTGGATTTCTGTAACCAGCGGGTACTGACCACCTTCGACTCCCGCCTCGGCCACAGCAAGGAAGGCGAAGGCCTCAAGCGCAGCTTCTCCACCCCCACCGTGTTCCGCTACGGCATCAACCTGATGTTCGAAAAGGGCAGCCAGGCGCACTACGCCACCAAGTGCCCGCACTGCCACCAGTACATGATCCTCGACTACTTCCGCGACGTGGTGATCCCCGGTTACGACGGCTCGCTGCGGGACTTCGAACGCTCCGACCTGATGAACCCGGCGGTCAACATTCAAGCCGCCTACTTTCTCTGCTCGCTGTGCCGGCACAGCCTCAAGCACAGCGACTTCACCAACCCGGCCCGCCGCCGGTGGATTCACACCTTCCCCGAACGCACCGACAAGCACAGCTACCAGGTGATCCCGATCGACGTGCCGGCGATCAACCCGCTGGCGCGCACGCTGGCCTTGCTCGGCGAGTACGAGAACAAAAAGGACTGGGTCAACTTCAAGTTGGGCTTGCCGTTTGAGGACGCGCAGTCGTCGTTCCTCGACGAAGAAATGGTCAACTTCGCCACCACCCTGCACATCCCGCGTCCCGAAGACACCGAGTTCGGCGGCATTCGCCTGACCTCCGGCACCTACCTGGGCCTCGACGTGGGCAAGACCTGCTGGCTCACGATCACCATCCCCAACGATCGCGGCGGCGAAGACGTGCTGTATCAGGAACGCATCCGCCAGGACGGAGACAACTACGTCGGCAAGCGCACCATGCTGCTGTTCAAGCTGTTCGGTTGTGTCTGCGGCGTGGTCGACTCCGGCCCCGACTCGACGCTGGCCCAGCACCTGGTCAAGGAAGGCGGCGGCCTGATCTACGCCTGCCGTTATCACACCGGCCCGGCGAAAACCCTCAAGACCCTCGACGTGCTGATTGCCCGCGACGAAGTCGAAGGCCTGGTGACGGTCAACCGCACCGCGCTGTACGACAACCTGGTGCGCCGGGTCAACAAAGGCGGCACGCGCCTGACGAAGAACAGTTCGGAATACGAGCTGGCCAGGGCGCACTTGCGCGCCTTCAAACGGATCGAGACCCACGACCAGGAGTCCGGGGAAACCATCGTCCAGTGGGTGGCCACCGCGGATGACCACTACACCCACTCGCTGGGTTACGCCGACGTGGCCCGGCGGATCATCGCCGTACCGCCGAAAGAGCTGGTGGTGCCCTACATCCCGACCCTCGGCGTGGTGCGGCTCAAGTCCGAAGAGGACGTCAAGGACGAAACCGGTCTGTGGCTGCCACCCGGTTTTAAACGGTAAACCCCTGAGTATTGCGGGTTTTTTGACCTTCGCAACCACCGTTTCGGAAACCACGTCTACGCTTTACGAATAAGAGCGGGTTTCACCATAACCGCCGGGCCTTTGGGGGGCCAACACAAGTGCCTTCAGCAATCTCGCAACCTATTGTTTTGCCGCGCTCGCTCGTGAATAAAGCCGTGACTGAAACGGTTTTTGATCGCGCCGGGGCGGACCAGGTTGTGCCGCGGGATAACCGCCAAACGGTCAACGAAGCGATCAGTGCCAGTCGGGCACGCAACAATTTGATCGGCTCGATCCGTGAGCTGTATTCCCGCGAAGGCACGTTTTCGTCGGCGGCCTTCAGCTTTGTCGAAGTGGCCCTGTCGGGCTACAGCGCCAAGGCCTACAACACCCAAACCGGTCAGTTCGATCTGGCCGGCAGCCTGATGGCCCGGCAGATCATCGCCGGCTTCGACACCCTGTTTGACTACAGCCAGGGCTACGGCGACAAGACCAGCTTTGAAAGCCTGCTGGAACAGTCCCTGCTGGAAGTGGTGTTGACCAGCGCCCTGTGCCAGGAACTGGTGCTGGATAAGGCGCGCTTCCCGACCAAGATCAACACCATCCCCTTTGAGACGATCGACTGGAAGAACGTCGGCAGTGGCCCCAAGGCCAAGAAAGTGCCGCAGCAGAACCGCAGTCAAGGCGACCCGGTAGTGCTCGATGTTCCCACGGTGTTCATCAGCGAGCTGCACCGCCAGGCCAACCGCGCCTATTCCGATTCGATGCTCTCGGCCGGCGTGAACAACACCTACACCTACGGCGAGTTTCTGGAAGAAATGCGCCGCGCCGTGCGCCGTCAGGGTCACGGGCGCCTGGTCCTGAAAATCTCGATCGAGACGGTGATGGCCGCCCTGCCCGCTGACATCAAGGCGGACAAGACCAAGCTGCAGAACGCGCTCGATGCGGTGAAAACCAAGATCGAGGAAAACCTGAAAGGCATGAACCCCGAGGATGCGTTAGTCATTTACGACACCGTGACCCCGGACATGCTCAAGGCGCAAGGGGAGAAAAGCGACTACGTGCCGCTGATCGAGACCCTTTCCGGCCTGCTGGCCACCTCGCTCAAGTCCAACCCGTCGATGCTTGGCCTGCGCATGCAGGGCTCGCAATCGTTGAGCAACACCGAGAGCCTGGTGTTCCTCAAGATCGCCAACGCCGCCCGCCGCCCGGTGGAAACCAACCTCTCGCGCATCCTCACGCTGGCCGCCCGCCTGTACGGGGCCGACGTGTACATCAAATTCCGTTTCGACCCGATCAACCTGCGCCCGGATCTGGAGCTTGAAGCGTTCAAGACCATGCGCCAGGCGCGGACCCTTGAACTGTTGTCCGAAGGCTTTTTGACCGACGACGAAGCGGCCTGGGACCTCGGCACCGGCCCCCGCGCCCCGGGCGCCCCGCCGTTGGCCGGCACCGGCTTCCGCCGGGGCAGTGGCGGCATCAATGCCAACGACGCCAGTCCGAATGCCGACCCGCAGGGCCGCGCCCTGCAGTCGGATGAACCGAAAAAAGCCGGAGGCGCGAGCCAATGACCGCCAAACGCAGCAAGACACCTCGCGGCCAAAGCCTGCACCTGGGCGACATCTGGTATGGCGACGACGACAGCATGCTGGCCGCCCGCGCCTCGCTGGCGCAGCTGTCCGCGCTTGACCCCAAGCTGTATGCCAGCGACGACGAAGACGAACCCTTCGACGGGTTCCCCGAGTACAGCTACATGCTCGCCCGCCACGGCGACGTCGGGGTGCTCAGCATCAGCGGCAGCATGGTCAGCAAGGAAACGTTCTACAACCGCTATGTCGGTTTGTGCTCGTACCAGGAAGTGCGCAACGCCGCGATTGTCGCCGCCGAGTCCGGTTGCCGCGGCCTGCTGCTCGACATCGACACCAACGGCGGCAGCGCCGAGGGCATCGGCGAACTGTCGGACTTCCTGACCTATTTCGATAAGAACGTGATCCCGGTTTACTCCTACACCGGCACCAAGATGCTGTCCGCCGGCTACTGGATGGGCTGCCTCGGTCGCAAAGTTTTCAGCTCCGCGATGGCCGTTAACGGGTCCATCGGCGTTGTGAGCGCACATTTCAGTTACGCCCGGATGCTCAAGGAACAGGGCATCGACGTAACCATGCTTCGCCAGGGTGAGTTCAAAGCGTTGGGCTCCCCCTACGAAAAGCTGGACGACAAGGCCAGGGCCGACATCGAGGCGCGCATGGGGAAGTTCTACGACCTCTTCCTCTCGCACGTCTCTTCGCACCGAGGCATCGCCGTACCGGCATTGATCGAAACCGCCGCCGAGGGTCGCGTCTTTATGGGCGATGACGCTGTGGCAGTGGGGCTAGTAGACAGCATCACCACCTTCGACAAGGCGGTTTCCGCCGTAATGAAAGCGGTGGGCGATCGACAGCCGCAGGTCTCTGTACTCACCCCATCAACCTACTTAGGTGTGGACCATATGAAGCGCAAATTGACTGACGCGGGCCAAGCGGCCGTCGCTTCGGGGATGGCTGAGAAACTGGCCTTGGCTGACCCGAGCCTATCCGAAGAAGTGAAAGAAAAAACCAAAGAGGAACTGGCGGCCGAAGAAGCCGCAGCGCTGGCCGCTGCTGCTGAACCTGCTCCGGCAGAACCGAAAGTTGAGCCAGAAGCTGCCCCGGCCCCGGCCGCGAAAGCTGAGCAACTGTCCGATCAAACCCTGGACAAGATCATTTCGCTTTCCAGCGACTTGGCCGACGCCCGGGGCGAAGTGAAGCGCTTGCAGGCCAGTGAATCGGAACGCTCGGCGAGCATGACCACGCTGATGAAAATCTGTGGGGATGCCATCAACCGCATGGAACTGCCGTTGAGCCGTAGCCCTACCAGTTTCACCGGCATGAGCGCGGAAACCCTGATCGGCACGTACCACCGCACGCTCTCTGACTTCAACTCGCGGATGAAGATCGGCGCGCAAGCCGAGGTTCCTGGCGATAGCGACTTGGGCGAGAAGAAGACCCAGGCCTACGTCCCGAATGCGGACTGCGTGAAGCTCTAACACAACACTTTGGGGGAATGATTCATGACTACTTTCGTTTATGGGGAAGCCGTAACCGACGCACTCAAAGACACCACTTCGGCGGCTTTGGGCGCGAGTTCGGCGGCACCTTTCGGCAACAACGACATCGGCAAAGCGGTGAAGCGCGGCACGGCACAGAACTATGTGCTGTGCGCTGACAACGACCCGATCGAGGGCTTCGTTGCCGCGATCGAGCCGAGCACTGTCAACGACGGTTTCAGCTTCGGTTCGGTCCAGCGCCGCGGTCGCAAGATCGCGCAAGTGGGCACCGGCGAAACCGTGGTGCTGAACGGCCTCGTCGTGGCCTACACCCAAACTGCGTTGGGCACCGCCGGCTACCCACAGGTAGCTCCAGCCGTGGCCACCGCAGCGACGGATGACGGCACCCTGACCACGGCGGGGCTGTTCGCCTGGCAGGTGGTTCGCATCATTTCGGGTACCGGCGTTGCTGGCGATCTGGTTTTGCTTGAGCGCGTGTAAGCGCCAACCACACAGCTTTTGGGGGAAATTGAAATGAGTGATCTCCAGACAAACCTGAAGGTGCGCAACGCCGAAGGGAACCTGATCGAGGTGCCTTTCCACGTACAGATGTACGCGGAAGCGGCGAGCAAGGGGCTGACCCTGTCGCAGCACCTGAACCAGAAGTACGGCGAAAGCACCGACCTGGTGAAATACGGCGACGTGTTGCAACAGGCCATGCTGCACTCCGGCATGCTCACCAGCACCGACCACCGCATGGGCATGCGCCCACCGAGCATGAAGGAAATGCTGGAAACCGGCATTCAGCTCGGCTCGATCACCCGCGGCGACGGTTCCGACCGCCACACCGTGGCCGGTCGCATGCTGTACCCGGAAATCCTGATGCGCGCCATCGAGTCGAAATTGCGTGACGACTACGGTGACCTGCTGGGCACCTGGGCAAGCTTCATCGCTCAGACTCAGACCGTGACCGGGCCGAAGTTCGATCAGCCGATCATCAACATCACCCGTCCACAAGGCACTGCGTCGTCCCCGATCGCGCAGCTCGCTGAACCGGACGTGATGCTGAGCATCACCACCTCGGATCGTTCGAACAGCATCCCAACCAAGTCGATCGGCCTGCTGATTTCCGATCAGGCCGCGCAAGCGTCGACTCTGGACCTGGTGAACCTGGCCATGACCGCACAAGCCCGCCAAGAGCGTGTGCGCATGGTGGAAGGTGACATCGCGGCGATCGTCGCCGGTGACGTTGACCGTGGCGAAACTGCCAAGACCAGCTTTACCGCTGACTCGCTGGACGCGGCCGGCATCACTGCCGCAGGCCAGATGACCCACAAGGCGTGGGTCAAATACATGCACAAGAATCGTCGCCAGATGATGACCTTGGGCGGTATTTGCGATCTGGACACCGCGATGGCCATCGAGGCGCGCAGCGGCAAACCGACCCGCGACACCGTGTTCGTCAAGGAAGCCGAAGCGTTCAACCAGGGCATCACCGTCGACAACCTGACCGGTCCTGATCCACGGATCTTGATCGTCGATGACGGCGTGATCGCGGCCAACACGTTTGTCGGCCTCGACACCCGCTTTGCCCTGCGCCGCGTGATCAACATCAGCGCCCAGTACAGCGCGATCGAGCAGTTCGTGCTCCGTCGTGCGACTGCGTTCCGTGTCGATTATGGCGAAATCACCCACACCCTTTATACCGATGCCTTCAAGGTGATGACCCTCACTGTGTAAGGTTTGGTTATAAGGGATGGGCTTGGAATCGGGGGGTCGCAAGACCCCTCAACCCACACGGAGCAGAGAGCCATGACACGCGCTAAAGACAAAGACGAAGCACCCACCATCACCCCTGCCCCAGCACCGGCGGCAAAGAGTGACTGGCCCAAATTCCTCAAGTCGATGACCTCGTTCGGGTACACCGACCCGGTGACGAACATCCACTACAGCCCTGTGACTGCGGTGCGGGTTGACGCTGCGCCTGCGGTCGGCAGCTGGCTCGCGATTCAGATGGCCGCCAAATTGATCGGCGAACTCTGATGGCCGCGCTCGGCACCTACACCACCACCGACGCGGTGCGTGGCTGCCTGGGCGTGGATAAAGACGACTGCCCGGATCGCTACATGGTGGATTCGAAGGTCGACCTGGAACTGAGCCTCGACCTCGACGCCTGGCTGCCCACGCATGCCGCGCTGTACACCGCCGGCACCACGGGCACCCCGACCACGTCGGCCAAGGCGATCGCCGACCGGATCAAGCTCTATGCGCAGTGGTTCGTGGCGCTGGAGTTTGCCAACCGCCCGCTGACCGTGCCGCAGATCGTCACGGACGGCAAAGCCCAGCTCGACCGCTTTAAGGTCGACTTGAAGGCACTGGCCGAACTGGCGGCGCAAAAGGTGGCCAAGTACAAAGGCGAGTTGCAGTCCGCCGTCGACGGCACCACGGCCGTGACGTCTTACACCAACTACGTCAGCGTGGCGGTGCCTGGCGCCGACCCTGTGACCGAGGTGATCCAGTAATGGCTGACCTCGCCCGCGCTCTCGGTCGTTTTGCCCACACCCCGGTCCTCGGGTGGAACGGCGTGACCAGCGTTTGGGACGACACCGGCCTGCGCGGGCGTCTGCAGGTGTATGACCGTTTCATCACCGAGCGCGACTTCGGCCAGCGCAAGCGCATCCTCACGCTGGCCGGCGAGCAAACCCTGCCCTCGACCTACGCGGTGGTTCGCCTGGGCAACAGTGCGACGGCCTACCTGCTCGAAAGCCTGAACAACGACATCGAAGAGTCCGACGTCTACGGCACCACGTTTGCCTTGCACCAGGCACCGTTCCATGTGCGCGTGTGCAAGGAAACCACCACCACCCTGCAGTCCGGGGTCAAGAAAAAGACCGGCGCGGAAACGGTGCTGTTCGATACCTGGGTCAACCTGTCGCGCTACTCGGCAGTGGACTCGCGGGAATTCCCGCTGAGCGACTACACGATCTACACCGTGTACTTCCCGCGCAACGTCGCCGCCACCACGGATATGTACGTGCGCCGCCTGGACAACAACGAAGTGCTCGACATTACGGAAGTTTTCCAATCCCTGGAAATCCCAGCTGCGAGGTGCCAACGCCGTGGCTGAAGACTTTCCGCTGATCGTCAAGGGCACGATCGACAAACTGGTTTCCGACAAGTGTGCCGCGTTGCAGACGCAGTACCCCGGCCTGCTGTGGGCCGAAACCGACGACATGCTGCAAACCGATGCCGCGTTCAAGGGCGAAGGCCCGGCGCTGCTCTGGCAGTTCGGGTCGTTCATCCCGGACCCGCGGGCGCCGCTGTACGAGATTGAATTTTCCGTGGGGGCACGCACCGTGGCCGACCCGGGCAACTACGCCCTGATCGACCTGGTGTCGCAGATCCGCGACGTGTTCAAGGCGGACCAGGAATTCCAGCTGTTCAACTACATCCTGGCCACCACCTCGCCGGTGGACGCGGTCAGCAAGGGTTTCGTGCGGGTGATTTCCAACGAGATTTCACCGCAGATGTTCGATCGCCAATCCGGTATCCGCTACGCGGTGATCCGGGGCAAGGCGGTGCGCTATGGCTAACAACGCCCGCGTCAGCTTTGAACTCGACGAGAAGGCGCTGCGCGCCGTGATCCTGCAGCACAAGGGCGTGCTGGCCGCGATCACCGAGCGCGCCAACGGCAAGCAGGCTGACTTGGAAGTGGTCGGTACCAACTTCTACCAGGCAGCGGTCGACGCGACCCAGGACCTGTTGAATCAAGGCATCCCGGGTAACGACAAGGCGCGCTACCAACTGCGGGTGAGCAACCCCTACCTGCCCGGCGGCAAGCGCATGCAGGTCGGGGTGGACTGGAAGCCACTGAGCCTGGACTGGCGCGAGAACAAGCGCGAACGCGCACTGGGCAGCTACAGCGGCAAGTTGCGCAGCCTTGGCCCTCGCGTGTTCTGGCTCGACACCGGCACCTTGCGCAGCGCCTTCGCGCAGTGGGCGCCGGGCAAGGCGCGGATGAACAAATCCAAGCCAATCGTTCGATTACTGAGCAATGGGGATTTCCAAGTGGATCACCCCCTTGCCTTCAAAAAACTGTCTCCGGCTTTCCTTGATCAAGCGCTTCGTAGGGCGCTGATCGCGGGGGCCGCTGCGGGTAGGCGCGGAGCTGTGCTGGAACCTTTGGGGAGAACGAACAAACGGGGAGGTATTTACCGTGCGGTCTCAAACGAAGTTCGCCGGCCGCTGATGCGACCACTGGCCATCAGGCTGGGCAAGGCAATGCAGGAACAGATGACCAAACTTCTTCGTAGGAGATAAAGCCATGTCTTTGGGCTCGCCAGTCACAAACAAGTTCCAAATCGGGACCGCGGAACTCCGCGTCGGCCCGATGACCTCGGCCATGAAGCTGCTGCAGACCCACTCCGTGGGCTTGGTTGACAGCTGCTCGGTCACCATCGGCCAAGAATCCGTCGACCTGGAAGGCGGTTTTCCGAAGCAACTGATGGACAGCGCGGTGGTTCGCCAAACCGCCGAAGTGTCCACCGTGCTGCGGGAATACTCGCGCCGCAACCTGAAAATCGCGATCGGTGACGGTGTCACCACTTCGGTCGCGGACGTCGCCACCACCGTGGGCACCGCCGCTTCGGCTGCGGCCACCTCCCTGATCGTCGCCAGCGGCACCGGCATTTCCGCCAATGATCTGGTCGTGGCCTACCCAGTGGGCGCCCCGGAGACCGTGCAGATCGTGCGCGTGGGGTCGATCGCCACCAACACCCTGACCCTGGACAGCTCCACCCCGTTGTTGTTTGACCTGGCGGTGGGCGACGTGGTGTTCGTGGCCAAGCAAGTGGCGATCGGTGCGGTTTCCCAAACGAACTACATGGCTGCCGCCATCGTTCAGAAGGAAAACAGCTCGGGCCGTCCACTGGTGTGGAACTTCTGGAAGGCGTCTATCTCGGGCAACTTGGAGTACGCCACCAACGCCAGCGACTTCGCCAGCACCACGATGACCCTGAAATGCCTGCAGCCGGCCGCGGCTGAGTATGGCGTCGGGGCCAACCTGGCGCACTTGGCGAACATCATCCCGTCCCACCCTACCGGCTTCCTCGCCCTCGGCGGTAGCTGAGTCAGGAAACGCAACAGGGGCCGGGCGCTGCCCGGCCTTTTTCCATCAGCGATCGGAGGTGTGCAATGTCGTTGTTCCGCGGCAGCAAGCCGACGATCACCCTGTTGTTCAAAGAGATTCTTGGCGAAGTCATCGAGAAGCAACCCGACTTGGCCCTGTGGCTGGCGATCGAGCTGGCCGCCGAACAGGCAGCCATGCCCTGCCCCAACATCGAGGCCGTGGCGCAACGCCTGCTGGAAGAAAACCATTTGCCGGTCGCCCCCGCGCAGCCTGGCCCCAAGGGCAACGGCTACGGCGCGGCGTACACCGCCTGGCTCAACACCCTGAAAACCGACCAGCTCTGCCTGTGGCTGGCCGACTACGACCCGCTGCGGGCGCAGACCCTGTACTGCGAAGTCGACATGGACCTGGTCAAGTCCATGATCGAGCTGAAAACCGCGCACGTTTGGCAAGACCTGCGCACCCGCTTTGAGGCCTGCCTACTCGGCGCGGGCGGGAAGCTGACCAGCCAGAACGAATCAGTCCACGACGTCGACATGACCGACAAGCAGTCGGTGGATTCGATGATCGACATCATGAAAAAACTGGGGTTCTAAGACATGGCCGGCGAACAAGTAATTATCAAGACGCTGATCCGGGCCGGCCTCAAGCTGGACCCGCAGGACCTGGCCAAGGTCAAAGCGTCTCTGAAGGAACTTGGGGAGACGACGTTCGACCTGGACCCCGCCAAGACGCAGGCCAAAGAACTCGGCAAGCTGCTCACCCAGGTCAAGAAAGACAAGACGTTGCTGGAGCGGGCCTCCACCACGCCGGAGCGCTTGACCCGCGGTCAGCAAGCGCGGCTGCCGGAAGCGTTCGGCCGTCTCAAGACCTTTCAGGACCAGCTGGGTAAGCTTGCCGCCACCCTGAAAAACGCAGGCAACGCCGAACAGATCCCGATGTTCCGGCACCTGACCGGCCTGGAAAAGGTCATGGCCAACCTGGGTGCGATGTCCAAGAACATCTCGCCCCTGATCGACAACGTCACCAAGAGTTTCAAGGCCAACGCCACCGCCGTGCGCCAGGCGCAGACCGAAGCCGTGCGCAATCAGCGCCTGGATGAATCCCGTGCGCGCACCGCGGACACGCTGGAGCGCGCGCGCCGGATCAAGGCAATCCAGTCGCCGGAGGGCCGCAAGACATTCCTCACCGCTGCCCGCGGCAATGCCGGCGCCATTGAAACCTCGGCCAGTGCCAAGCAGGGCCGCGCCTTTGCCGCCTCGGCGCTGGCGGCCGGGGAAAGGGCTGTCCGCCTGCAGCAAGACAAGTTCGGCTCCGACTCCCCACAAGCCCTGCGCGCCGAGCGCAAGCTGGCCCTGTCGGCACAGGCCTTTAGCGACCTGGACAGCCGGGCCACCCAGCTCGCTGCGCAGGAAGCCACGGCCAAACAGAACAAGCGCACCCGGGACGCCCAGGCGATCCGCCAGCAGGTGCTGGACCGCTCTGCGCGCACCGAGGAACTGAAAAACCCCGAAGGCCGTAAGGCATTTTTCAGCACCACTCGCGGTGACACGGCCTCGATCACCACGGCGAAGACCGCCAGCGACGGCCTGGCCTTTGCCACCAAGGAACTGAAAGCCCGCACGGACATTGATCGCCTGACCCGCGAAATGTTCGGCGCGGAATCCAAGGAAGCCCAGCGCACCGCCCGCCAGGTGGACGCCACCGCGGCGGCTTACCAGCGCCTGAAAGCCCGGGTCGAGGAACTGCGCGAAGTCGAGAAACTGCGCACCCGCGACAAGTCCAAAGCGGAATCGGTGGCCAAAGCGGAAAGCAACGCCTCGATCAACCGCACCCTGCGCGGCCGTACCGAACGCCAAGGCCGTAAAGCATTGCAACAGGCCGGGGGCGTGGACGGTAACGTCGATGCGTTCACTGACATCGGCGCAGCACGCAAGGCGCAGGCCTTCGTCAAGGGTGAACTGAACGACCTGGCCAACCTGCAGCGCAACTACGCCAACGCCTTTGGCGCCACCAGTGTGCAGGCCAAGCGCGCCGCCCTGGAGGCCAACAAGTACGCCGACTACCTGGACCGCCTGAAACTGCGGATCGAGGCGCTGGGCAGCACCAAGCAGATCAACGACAAGGCGGACAAGTACGCCGAGGATCTGCGCGCCTCCCAGGAACGCCGTCGCAGCAAAGGCATCGAGCTGGCCAACGGCAAGCGTGCGTTTGAAGCCGGTGATTTCAGCACCAACACCGACCGCCAGGCCCTGACCCGTGCCCGCACCTTCGCCCGTGCCGAACTGTCCGAACTGAAACGTCAGCAGGACGCCGCGAACAAGGCGTTGGACACCGGCAGCAAGGAATACCGCGAGGCGCAGGAAGCTGCCGACGCTTACGCGGCGTCGATCGCCGCCCTCGATCACCGCCTCGATCAGCTGGCCAAGTCGGCCAAGCCGCGGGTGCAGGACACGTTCCGCAGCACCCAGGTGCACGCGCAGGGCAAGACCATCTATGAGAACGCCAGCCGGATTCCGGGCGGCGTGGAGAGCCTTGCCGGCAACGACGCCAAGCAGGCGCAGCAGTACGTCAAGGCCCGCCTGAGCGAGCAGATCGCCCTCGGCAAAGCCCTGTCCAAACAGCACGGCGAGAACAGCGAGCAGGCACAGGCCGCCGGGGCCGCGGCACGCAAGCTGGGCGATGACCTGACCACCCTCAATGCGGCCACCAAGGCAACCAGCAAAGGCCTGGGCGTCGTCGGCTCCACCCTGCGTTCGTTCCTCAAGTACGCCGTGGGCTACGCCGCGCTGTACGGCTTGGCCGCAGCGGTGGGTGCGCTGGCCCGCAGCGTGATCGACCTGCAGACCGCCTTCCTGGAGATTCAGGCGGTCACCGGCTCCACTGACTCGCAGATGTCCAAGCTGTCGCAGACCGTCCTCGATGTCGCGAAGAACAGCAAGTTTTCGCTCAAGGAACTGACCGAAGCCGCCAAGGTGCTGGCGCAGGCCGGCGTGTCGGTCGAGGACATGAACACCACGTTGAAGGCCACCGCGGACTTTGCCGCGGCCACCGGCTCCAACCTGCAGATCGCGGCGGATCTGATTTCCACCACCCGCTCGGTGTTCAAAGAGCTGTCGGATGACGTGATCGCCAACCAGCTGGCCAAGGCGATCAACATTTCCAAACTCACCGGCGAGGATCTGAAAACCATCCTCTCCCTCGGCGCGCAGACCGCCAAGTCGTTCGGCCTGACCTCCGAACAGTTCCTCGCAGCGGTGTCCACCCTGCGTAACGCCGGCCTCAAGGCCTCGACCGCAGCCACCGGCTTGCGCCAGGGCATGCTGGAAATCTTTGCCCCGGACGCCAAACTGACCAAGGCGCTGCAGGAACGCTATCGCGCCATGGGTGAGGAAATGGGCGCCGAGGCAGTGAAGGCGCGCTTCTTTGCATTCAGCAAGGGCCGCGCCCCGCTGCAGGCCGCGCTCACTGAACTGAAACGTCTGGGCTTCAACGATGAGGGTGCGCTGGGTCTGTCGCGAGCCTTCGACATTCGTTCGTCCAACGCCATCAAGGCGATGATCGCGAACCTTGAAGAGTTGGCGGCCAACGAATCCAAGATCACCTTCGGCCGGGCGGCCGCGGAAGGCGCGGACACCACGATCAAGGGTCTGGAGGCCAGCTTTACCCGCCTGAAATCGACCATCAGCGGCTTCACCTACAACCGTAGCGAAGGCGTGCTGGGCTTCTTCACCGCCGTGGTGAACGGTGCGGACGAAGCCATCCAGGCCATGGATCGCTGGGATCTGCGCCGGCGTGCCGAGGGTCAGGCGGGGCTGCCGGGCCTCGGCGAACTGTACTTCGGGCCGGGCCTGCAGGTCGCGAAGTTCGTCAAGCGCAACACGTTCGACAAGGTCTTCCCGCCGGAGCAGACCGCCGAGGAAGCCGGCGCGCAGGCGAATGCCCAAGGGCAAGCGCTGAACCAGGACGAAGACCTGTTCCAGAAGTATGACCAGGCGGCCAAGACGTGGGACATCAAACTGGCGGAACTCGGCCAGAACGTAGGCTCCACCGCTGAATCCCTGCTGATGGCCAGCCGCACGGCGGATGACCTCAACGCCGCGATCAGCAACGTATTCGGCACCAACCTGAGCAAGTCCAACGAGCAGGTGCTGGACCTGGTCAAGAGCTACACCAAGCTGGCCCCAAGTGAGCGCGCCGATCAGCTGGAAGTGTTGAAAACCCAGTTCCCGCAAATGGCCGCGCTCATTCAGGGCATGGCCAAGGGCGAGGCCGATCGCGCCCTGTACACCATTGAAGAACTGGGCAACACGGTCAGCGGCACCCTGAAAGGCATGACCGACCAGCTCAACACCAAGCTGGTCAACTCCCGCAAGACGCTGCAGAAAATGGAGGGGGCGGCCCCCAGCAACGAGCAGGAGCTGGAAGCCCAGCTGTTCCAGCAGATCGTGGCGCAATCCGAGTCGTTGCAAAAGATCCTGGCGGGTACCAGCAAGGAAGCCATGGACATGCAGCTGGGGATTCTCCAGCAGGCAGCGCAGACCCTGGCCGACCAGATGCGGGCGAACGGCGCGGTCAACCCGCTGGACGCCAACGCCAAGAAGGTGTCCGAGCAGTTCATTCAGCGGATCAAGGCGATTTCGCTCAGCGACAACAAGAGCACCGCCGAGGCCGACATGCGCGCCGCGGTGACCGAACTGTTGGCCCGCTTCCACGAACTGGACGGTGCCGCTATTGGCCACCTGCAGGAAATCCAGGGCGCCCTGTTTGACGCCGCCAACCAGCTCAATGGCGGGCTGATGAAGAACCTGCTGACCCTGTCGGTCGGCAAGATCCAGGAAACCCTCGACACCCAAGCCACCAAGGTCTTGCAGGAAACTGCCGATCGCGTGAAGTACGGCGACACGATCGCCAAGACCTTCAGCAACCCCAAGTTCGCGGCCTACCTGAAAAAGTCCACGGACGCGAAGACCGGTGGCATTCAGCAACTGTTCAGCGACATCACTGCCGGCGGGGTGCCAGAGGAAGAGGCACGCGGCAACACCCAGCGCTTCCAGCTCGCGGCCGCGAAGGTCAAAGAGTACAACGACGTCCAGTTGCGCCAGGATCAGCTGGTTGAAGAGACCACCACGGAAACCAACAAGCAGTTGGCGATGGAACGGGCGCGTACCCGGGCCGCCGAGGCCTATGAGGAAGCGCGCACCAACAAACAGTTTGGCCTGGCCAAAGCCAAACTGGCCGAGCTGACCAACGCCGAAATTGCCATCGAGCAGCAGAAGGTCAAGGAAGCCCAGGCCGAACTGGACCTGGATGTCAGCCAGGACCCGGACAAGAACCGCGGGATCATCCGCCGCCGGGTCGAGGCCGAAGCGCGCATCGGCGAGCTGCAACAAAAGCAGGCCAAGGAAGCCTCCCGCATTGACCGTGAGTCGTCCAAGGTCGAGTTGTCCCGCGCCCAAGGGCAGAAGTCTGCCGAACAGAAACGCCTCAAGGGTGTGCTGGACAACGCCACCAACCTGACCCCGCAATCGGTGATCGACGAGACGATTGCCCAGTACGACCAGGTGAACAAGGATCTGCTGGCGATCTTTGAGCGGCGCAAGGTGTTGGAAGGTTCGCTGAGCGACATTTCGGAAGCCGAGCTGGAGGAAAAGCGCAAGGCGCTGGTGCCGTACACCCAGCAGGCCGACTACCTGGAGCTGGTGTTCCGCCGGGAACGCCTGGCACGGGACGAAATCGACGACCAGCTGGCCTTGGCCCTGTCGACGGGCAGCCTGCTGAACGACGCCCGCCTGGAAGACAAGGGGTTACAGCCGGGCGACCGCGCCCAGCGCCGCGACTACCTGCTGCAGAATCGGGGCCTGTTGATTGAGAAGCACAACAGCGCCCAAGGCACGCTGGGCTTTGCCCAGGACAAGGTCACGGAGCTGACCGCCGCGTCCCTGAAGGACCCGTACAACAAGCACATCAGCGAGTCGTTGGCCAAAGCGCGGGCCGAAGTCAACGAGCTGCAACGGGTCATCGCCGACAGCAACACCGAGCTGGGCAACACCGAGCTGGCCCTGGAGCGCGTGACCGGCACCTGGGAGTCGGGGTTCAAACGCGCCTTCGACCCCAACCTCATCCAGCGCAGCCTGGAACAGTCGGAGTCGTCGTTTGAGCACTTCGGCGAGGTCATCAACGACCACGTCATCACCGCCGTTGAAGGCATCGGCGATGCCTTTGCCGATGCGGTGGTGGATGGGGAGGACCTGTCCGACTCCCTCGACGAAGTGTTCTCCCAGCTCAGCAAAGAGTCGTTCCGTACCCTCATCAAGACGCTGAGCAACGAGACGATCAGTAGCCTCACCGGTTCTATTTTCGGCAAGACCGGGGAACAGGGTCAGGGCTTGGTGCCGGCGGTACTCGCACGCTTCGGTATTGGTGTTGGTAACAAAACGGCCCAGGCCGCACCGACCAGCACCGCCACCGAAGCCACCCAGCCGGTCAGCTTCATGGACCAGGTCGGCGCCACGCTGTTCGGTACCGAGACCACCGACACCGGCACCACGCCCGACGCCTGCTGCCTGCCGAAAGAAACCGGCGACGTGATCAAGAATGCCGCACAAGGCCCAGGGCTGAGCGAGCTGGTCAACACCGAAGGCAAGGGCTTTTTCGACAGCCTGAGCGGTGGCTTCGTCAACGTGCTGGACAAGGTCACCAGTGGCTTCGGCGAGGTGTTCAAAGGCGTCGGCAGCCTGTTCGGCATGTTCAGCTCCAAAGGCTCCGACCAGGCGGGCGGTTTGTTCGGCCTGACCATGAGCTTGATGGGCGCGATGTCCGGGGGCTCAGCAGCCGGCGGGTCGGCCACCTACAAGGGGGCGTATGGCTTCGCGGGTGGCGGCATTATCCGCGGGCCGGGCACGGGCACCTCGGACTCGATCCCGGCCTACCTGACCGGCCCGAGCGGCCAGCACACAGAACTGCGCGTGTCCAACGGCGAAGCCATCCTGAACGCCAAGGCCACCGCCGCACTGGGCGCGGACTTCATTCACTCGGTGAACAACGGCCGCATGCTCAGCGCCCGTTCCAGCGCGGTGATGACGGATCAAGCCAGCCTGGCCGGCTCGATGCCGGCGGCGCCGGCGTCCACCAACGGGCGCCCAGGCGGCGGCTCGGAAACCTACAACGTCCACGTCACCCCGGCGCAGATGCGCATGCGCATGGGTGACTGGCTGGATCAGCAGATCCTCAACGAGAGGGCCAAACGATGAGTCTGCACGCCCTCACCGGCACCCTGGTGCACGTCGATGGCAGCTGCGTGATCGTGTTCACTGGCCCGCCCTACCGGGCGATCCAGTGGACCCTGTCCGGCTCCGGCACCCTGACCCTGATCAGCGAGGTCACCGACGCCCAAGGCGTGGCGCTGGCCCGCTACAACCCCGGCACGGCAGGCGACACCCCGACTGTCAGCGTCGAATACGTTCCGTGAGGTGGTTATGCCGCTCCTGACTGCAACGACCAACTTCACCATCCTCGACGCCAGCCCGGTGATCGAGAGCATCGTCCTGTCGGTGGTGGCCGCCGCCGCGCCGGGGACCGGCAAGGGCCGGATGATCCACCCGACGCTGGGCGCGCTGGACTACACCCTGGCCCCGCACGAATGGACCAACATGGCCGAGGACGCGATCATCGCGCCGATCTGGACCTCGCAGATGACCCTGTCGTCGTCGTCCAACACCTTGTGGCCGGGCAGCCTGCGCGACGTGGCGCCGGAGGAACGCTGGATTCCCAGCGCCGGCCTGTCGATGCCGCTGGACATGCTCAAGGCGCTGGTGGCGTTCTGGATGAACCCGCCCGATCCGGCGGTGGGCTACATCGAATGGCACCCCTCCTACGTCACGTCGTTGAAGTTCAGCGTGATCATCACCGGCATCGAGGTCGGCGGTGCGCCCATGACCATGTCGCCGCAGTCGGTCGGCACCGACCTGGTGGAATTCCCGGTGACGGTCAAGCTGCGCATCGTCGGCAGGGTGGCCTGACATGGCCTTGCGACTGTTGGCCGGGCCGTACCCGATGAAGGACATCGACGGCAACTATGCGCGCTGCTTTAAAAAGCCGATGTGGTTTGACTCGCTCATGGCCTTGGCGGCCGTGACCCTCATCAAGAAGGCCACTGGCGACACCATCCAAAGCGGCACGCTGATCCAGCTCGACGGCTTCACCGGCGTGCGCAAC